AATGAAGCAGTATCAGCATAACTTGAAGATACTTCTTTTGTGATTTCATGAGATGCAGAAACAGCGTATGAAGCTGATGTAGCAAAATCAGCAAATGAGGCTGTTTCAGCATATGATGAGGAAACAGCATTAACACCCCCAATATTCCCAAAGGCACTTACTGATAATTGATCTGCAAATCTAACGTTACTAGCCATTTAATTCTTTTTTTATTATAAATATTAACCTGTAGATACTGTTGGCACTCCTCCATCATTCCATAATACTCCTACTACACCAGGATCAGATGTAGGTAAATCATTTAATGATATTAAAGAAGGACTAGTAGGACTAGCAGGAAATGAAGCAGGTGGTGATGATAAAGTTACACTTCCTCCCCCTTGAGTATTTCTACTTCTACCATCATTAGTTGTTTCAGGGTTAGCTTCATATCTATTAGGATCTGAAGTAGTTTCTACTTGAAATATTATTTTTGATTTATCATTGTATTTCTTTATAGCTGTGGTATCTTTTTGAATTATATCAGGAATTATATACCCATGCATTTTTATATCAAAGTTACTTCTAACACTCCTGTCTTGGCTTTGAGCTAATTCAGTAACTGTTGTAAAACTATCTATATTGGCTTTAAATTTGAATCTTTCAGGATTACCCCAATATGAACCCGCAGCATAATTTATTGCTTCAATTATCTTATTTAATTGCTCTACATAATAAGTCTGAATAATACAACTATAAGTTAAAGTAACATAATCAGGAACTACATTTGCTATAAATTGTTTTGTAGGTATACTGTTGTTTAGTAAGTTAAAATTACTGTAGAAGTTTTTAGTATTATAAGGTTTTTGCCAAGATGTATATAAATTAGGAGAATTAGCATCTAACTTTGTAGTTAAATTTAAATTCTTTTCTAATGAATTTCTTTTAAACATTATAATAGGATTCATTATTGCTCCCTTTTTATCTCTAAGAAATCCTTTCTTTTGAACAGATACCCACCTTTCAGGGGAACCATAAATTACTGGAACTGCTATTCTTTCACCATTTTGAATTACATAAGGTTTAATAACATTATCAAAATAATACATTATTGACTCATCAATGTCTTTTATTCCTACTGTGAAGGGTTTTGTAGTATCTCCTTTAAAGGACATTTTAGTTGACCTATTAAAGTCTATATTAGCTTGGTTAGCAGGTGAATTTTGAGCCCCATCCGCTGCATCATTAGGATTTCCCCTTTTAGCATCATAAGGAGTTTGTAAGTCCTTAGAAATTTCCTTTTGTGATTTAGGTATGGGTTTTCTGTAGTTCTTAGCCATTTATTCTTCCTTTTTCTATTTGTACTTTGTCAACAGGAGTATAGTGNGTTTTACAAATTATTGATAAATCACTACCAAAATCACCTAATCCTGGGTTGATAGGATTAGTAGCATAATCATAATCAGGATCTTTACCCATAAAATATTGGTTTCCTACTACATCATCTACTTCATAATATCCTTTATAGTACATAATTATATCTCCTACTTCAGGAACTAAATCAGCTCCAAAGTAGTTTGCTTGGTCATAATCAACATTGAAATCTTCAGACCTATTTAATAAATCATCTCGTAAGAATTTAAAGTCAATTGTTTGGTTGTATTGTACACCAAATTCATCATCTGGGTATTCTTGATCTGATCTTTCAACTAAACAGCTTAAAATAATGGGGTCATAATAATATTTAGAGCCTGCTGATTCACCATAGATATTAACTTTAGTTTCTGCTAGTTTTAATTTATAATAAACACATTCTTGGGAAATGATATCTCCCATTAACTCCCTGTTAACATGCCTAAATAAACTTATATCTCGCTGACCTCCGTATAATGCGCACATACTATCCTATAAAAATTGTGTAGGGTACTTTATTTAATTCTTTTTCTAAATAATCACCCTCTAATGACCTTCTCTCTAATAATTTATCTCTTGATGTTTCATCAAAATATGCTCTTAATCTTTCAATTAAAGCTGCTCTGTCAGCCGTAGCTGATGATAATAAATCAGATTGGTTTAATGTTACATCTGCATTTGGAATTGGTATTGTAGAGTATTTACCTCTTATATACCCTAACATTTCTTTAGCAATGGCTAAAGTCATTTCAAATATCCATTGCCTCCCAATTGAATTAATTTTGTTGTAATCTGGGTTGGAAAATGGGACTTCTCCTACATTTGTAATTAAGTCAGTTCCATTAGAGTAAGGATTGTTTCTTTCTGATTTTTTAATATATTCGAAAAATAAATGTCCTCCTGATGTTGGTATAGGGAATATTTTTAAGTTGTTGTTTATTAATTCAAATGAATAGTTAGACCTTCTAATTTGGCGGTTTAATTCTATGGCTTGCATTACTTGCAAATCGTAATTTAAAGGCATCATCAAAGCATTAACCGCAAATGTTTGATTTCCCCAACCAAATGCATTCATTAAACCTAACATTCCAGTTCCAGCACCTGAGTAAATCCTTGTTCCTGCGGGGGAAGGCTCGTAAAATATTCGTTTTAGTTCTATTGAGTCGTTTGCTGCTAAATCTGCATTAGCTTCGGCCCAATCATTCATGTTGTATGTTTGTTGAGAGGCAGTTAAGTGGATTGCACCTTTATACCAAGTTACATTTCCCCCTACTCCAGCTTCAACACCATATTGCTCTGATATTCTTACTATTGAAGCAAGATTTGGTGAAACTAATTGACCATTTGGGGTAGTATCACTTGATGCTCCTTCTAATGATAGATAATTTTCTCTAACCTTATAGGCATATAATTCGTTTCCATATATTGTAATGGCTTCTTCAAAAGCAGTATAAAATGATCCTGATTGTAATTCTACATCAGCAATGGGATAACCTAATCTCCTAGCACAAAAATCTGATACTTTATCAGAATCTGTTTGAAAATCTAATTGATTATCATAAAAGCCAAATGGGGTTTGACCAATAGCAAAGGTTGATGTTCCTGTCCAAATAGGTATATTCATAATGTTTTAATTAAGTGGTTGCAATAAAATACTCTACCTTAGCACTACTACCTGAAGGTTCTACTGAAACTGAAGCTATATCATCATATGCAAAAGTGTTTATTGAACTTCCTGTTATTTCACTTGTTGAAAGCATAAATGTGCCTCCTGCTGCTATTGAAAAGTTTAGTAATTCTGTTGATGATGAAACTTTTAAATTTAAAGGCACCGTAGTTGAATAATTAGATATTCTACCATATTTAAAGCTTCCTGAGGTAAAAGTACCTGCTCCAGGTGTATCATCATATTTAAAAATAGTAGTTTCACTTCCGGAAGGAATGGTAACTATTCTATTATCAATGTTTTCAATGTTTTTTATCGTTAAATTGTAATCGGTTCCCCTTTCGGTACCCTCAAGTAGAACACGTTCTCTTATTAACAAAGTGAAATCAGCCATGGTTTTGGTTATAAATACTAGAAAATATAATTAAACACAAAAAAAGACCTGACTAAAAGCCAGGTCTTAATTTAAATTATATTAGATAAGTATCTTATACTGCAGCTAAATTGCTTACAAATACTCTTCCGTAAAATTCTGGTCTGATCATTTTCTTAGCGTAACGAGTTAATAGACCTTTTCTTGGTGTGAAAGTGTCTGGATCGTATACTAATGGAGTCATGATCAAAGGAATATAAGGAGCAAATACAGCACCAGTTTCTAAGAACTGATTACCTCTGTATCCCATTAATATAACATTTTCAGTCATATATGGGTTTTTGTAGATATCATATCTGCTATTCATTTGTCCCATTTTCTGGATTCCAAATGCAAATTTACCTTTTGAAGCATCACCATCAGCGTTAGAAGCAAATCCTGGGATTGATTCTATGATAGTAGCAACTGAAGGAGAAATCATAGCAAAATTAGCACCACCTCTAAGGGTCTTTTGGTGAATTTTGTTAGATACTTTTTGCATTTTAGTTCCCAATGTTTGGAACCATTGTCCTTGTGTATTGAAGAAATTCAAATCATCATATCCTGTTTTTGCAGAATTTAAAGATTGGTTATTCTGTGCACTCCAGTATTCATCAGCAGCTGATGCATCTTGGATAAGCATATCAATAATTTCAAGATCAATTTCTAATGAAATATACTCACTCATAATTGAAGTTAACTCAGCCTCAGCATCTAAACTTTGGTAAGCATTCAAATCTTGTGCAAATTCAGGTGTCCATTGTGCTTTTAACTTTCTAGTTT